CCACTGTTTCATTGCTAATTAGCTTTTTTGAGGTGTAAAATGCGTGTATGATAAGTTTTTATAATCGCCTCACACGCGCACACAGAGAAAAACTATGCCTAGAAAGACCCGTTCCGACAGTGCGGCGGGAGCCGTAGATACTTTTGCAAGTTTGGCCACGTCGGTTGCCGCGCCATTAGGCATAACTCTTGACGATGAGCAAGAGAATATAATTTGGGAACAGTTTACAAAGACGCGCGCCCCTGACGCGTGGCGCGAATTTGATTTAGTCTTGCTGTCTAAAATTGTAAAAATAGAAGCTAAAATCCGTAAACACCAAAAAGAATTAGATTCTATGGGTGCGATTATTGAAAATCAACGCGGCACACCGATAGAAAATCCTTTATTTAGAGTGATTGATACACTCACACGTCAACAAATGGCTGTTATTAGGTCAATGAGCTTAAATCAAACTGAATCGCACCCGCGCACGCTTAACGCCACAGGTCAGAAAGCCAGCGCAGCGAAAAACGTTATTGAAGCGCTAGACGACGACCTTATCCCGCGTTTAAGGGCAGTGCAGTGACGCGCGGCGAAAAAGTAATACGTTTTATTGAACATTTTTGTGTAGTCCCCGAAGGAAATCTAGTGGGACTGCCAATAGTACTAGATTCTTTTCAACGTAAATTTATATTAGAAATTTACGATAACGAAAATAACACACGTCGGGCGATATTATCTATTGCGCGTAAAAACGGAAAGACCGGATTAATTGCGGGGATTGTTTTGGCGCATTTAGTTGGTCCAGAAGCGCGGCAAAACAGTCAGATTATTTCTGGCGCTAGGTCAAGAGATCAAGCTGCGCAAGTTTTTAACTACGCATCTAAAATGGTAATGCTTTCTAGTAAACTTTCTGAAGTTATTAGAATAATACCATCAGGAAAAAGATTAATTGGTTTGCCCTTAAATGTAGAATACAAAGCATTATCGGCAGACGCAAAAACTGCGCATGGTTTATCGCCAATAGTGGCGATTCTAGATGAAGTAGGGCAAGTGAAAGGCCCGCAAGATGATTTTATTGACGCGATCACTACTGCACAAGGCGCACACGAAAACCCTCTACTACTGGCCATTAGCACTCAAGCTGCTGATGATGCGGATTTATTTAGTCAATGGATAGACGACGCGGTTGATTCCCACGACCCAAAGATAGTTTGCCATTTGTACGCTGCCGATAAAGACGCCGATTTGTTAGATGAGGACGCATGGCGCGCGTCTAACCCCGCGCTTGGCACATTCCGTTCTTACGATGACCTTGCGGAACAAGCTAAACAAGCGGCCAGAATGCCGTCAAGTGAAAATACATTTAGAAATTTGTGCTTAAACCAAAGGGTCGCTACGACAAGTCCATTTATTTCAAAGGACGTATGGAAATCTTGTGGCGGAAAACTGCTAGATTTTGGCGATGCACCTGTTTGGGCGGGGTTTGACTTGTCTGCCAGAACCGATTTGACGGCATTAGTTATTATCGGCAAGGTAAATGGCGTTTGGCACGTTCAACCGCACTTCTGGACACCCGAAAAAGGGTTGTTTGACCGCGCAAAGCGCGATAGACAGCCTTATGACGTTTGGGTTAAGCAAGGATACTTGCAAACAACGCCTGGCCACACAGTTGATTACGAATTTGTAGCGCAAGATGTCGCGGCCATATTTCAATCATTAAATGTTCAGTCGATTGCTTACGATAGATGGCGTATCGACATTTTTAAGAAAGAATTGGCCAATATTGCGGTAGAATTGCCTTTAAGTGAGTATGGACAAGGTTTTAGAGATATGTCGGGCGCTATTGACGCGCTTGAATCAGAATTATTAAACGGACGAATTGCTCACGGCGGCAATCCGGTACTAACAATGTGCGCGGCTAACGCGGTAATCACCAAAGACGCAGCGGGAAACAGAAAATTAGATAAGTCTAAAGCTACTGGTAGAATAGACGGAATGGTTGCTTTGGCTATGGCGTTTGGAGTTTGGTCAAAAGAAGCTGTTACCGACGAAGGCGATTTAGACGGATTTTTGAATAATCCGCTGTCGGTTAAATATTAAGGAAAAACATGGCTACATTTTTCCAAACACTGCGACGATTTTTTGGCAATGTAGGGTCGACAGGTCAGCAAGATGGTATTCAGTACACCGAACCATTTACCAAGGTGTACGAAGCTACACCCGACTATGGCATTGATGGCGCGTTGCAAGTTTCGGCAGTTTGGGCAGCGGTTGAGTTGTTATCTGACAACTTGGCATCGTTGCCGCTGTTTGTTTACGAGCGTGAGTCAGGTATTGACGGTCATAAGAAGCTAGCCCGTGGCACACAGTTATGGACATTGCTTCACGAAACGCCAAACAATCGCCACACGCCGATGGAACTTTGGCAATACCTGACAATGAATTACATCTTGCGTGGCAATGCCTACGCTCGATTGGTTCGCAATCAGGCAGGTGATGTGATTTCTATGATTCCGCTAGCGTCCGATCAGGTAGAAGTCGAGGTGCTAGAAGATCAGTCGATTATTTACAAGTATTATTACGAAGGCAAGGTTGTGGTTTACGCCACTGATTCAATGTTGCATTGGCGTGATAAAGGCAACGGCGTGGTTGGCATGAGCCGCTTGGACTATATGCGTTCGACAATCAACGTTGCTGTGGGCGCACAGAACCACATGGCTAACATTTTTAGGAAGTCAGCCAAGCGACCCGGTGTTTTTATGCTTGACAAACTACTGACCGAAGAACAGCGTGCCTCGATTCGCAAGAATTACAAAGGTTTAGTTGAAGGCAACGACGATGATCTGTTGGTGCTAGAAGCGGGGGCGAAGTTTGAGCCACTGAGCATGACACCGGCTGACGTGCAATTGCTAGAAACTCGAAAGTTTAGTGTTGAGGATATTGCCCGTTGGTTCGGCATCCCATCGGCAATGATTAACGACACTGAAAAGACAACGACTTGGGGAACTGGCATTGACCAATTAATCCAAGGTTTCTATAAGTTTCGATTGCGTCCGATGCTTGAATCGCTAGAGCAAGCGCTAGAGCGTAGGGTGCTGACACCCGCACAACGTAGGCGCTACACGGTTGAGTTTAGCCTTGATGCTATCTTGCGTGGTTCGCTTAAAGATCGTTTAGAAACTGGCGCACAAGCGGTACAAAACGGCTTGATGACCAGAAACGAATGGCGACAGTTAGAAAACTTACCGCCCGTTGAAGGCGCAGATGAATTAACAGCGCAGGTTAACTTAGCGCCTTTGGGTCAGTTAGGACAAAGCACAGAAACAGTGCAAACAATACAACGCATGGCTAATGCACAAGCATTGTTATCTACACGGTTTGACGATATTAAAGAAACGCTAAAGAAAGAACAACCAATTAACATTAGCTTTAATCCTGACATGAAATTTGAAACACCAGAGATTAGACTTAATATGGATATGAAGAAAGATCAGTCGAAATCTAGTAAGTCGATCAAAGTTATGCGTGACGAGAAGGGAAACTTTATCGGCGCAGAAACAACCGAGTTAAATAACGTTCGTGCAAAAAATTCTATAAAACTTATGCGTGATGACCAAGGTAATGTCATTGGCGCAGAATCAGTGGAGAAGTAAATGGCGATCACAACTGCGATATGTAACAGCTATAAACAAGAAGTTCTTGAGGGCGTTCATGCAAGTGATGACGTTTATAAGATCGCCTTGTTTACAAGCGCCGCCACATTAGGCGCAACCACCACAGCTTACGCAACTACCAATGAAGTCTCGGGGGTTGGGTATACGGCAGGGGGCGAAACCTTGGCAAACTTTGCTAGTGGTCTATCGACTGGCACGGCGTATGTCACCTTTGACGATGCAACTTGGACAAGTGCCACGATTACCGCTAGGGGTGCGCTCATTTATAACTCAAGCAAATCAAACAAAGCGGTTGCGGTGTTTGACTTTGGCTCGGATATTGTCAGCACATCAGGCACGTTTACGGTTGATCTGCCTACC